GCACTAGAAGGAACCAGTGCAGATGTTAGACAGAGTTTTAACGATTTAATCACTCAAATGCCAAACGAAGAAATGAAGCAACTTGCAATGGATGTTCTAGCAACTGGTACTGTGAGTCAAGACCAAAATCATGTATTGGCCAGTCAATTCCCACAAGTGGTTGCTGCCTTACAGAGATCTAGAAGAAATATCACTGCTAACGAACGTATCAGTATTCAAGAAAGACAGCAAATAGATAATGTTTTGATTAGAGAAGGTGCAAGAGTCGCTGAATCAATCGCACCTATAGCAGGTGCAAATCAAGAACTGTATCCTGTGATGAACACTGCTATTGCAGCACAACGCAGACAGGTAGGTGCACTTTTAGATGCCGCGCGGGCAGAAGAATTAGCGGCAGCAAATGGTGATAATTTTAATCAAACCCTACAGCAATCACAACAAGAAATAGCAAGAATGGGCAATTTCTTCCAGATTGCATTAGCCCAGAGCGGATTACTACCAGTGGTATTAGATGCATTTTTGGTGCTAGGAAATGTTGTTGCTGGCATTATTCTTCCTGCTTTTCATTTGCTAGGAGACATAATAGCTGCTGTGGTTGTTCCGGTATTCAGCGTTCTTTCTGATTTCGTGCTTAATGGAGTACTGCCAGTGTTTGGTGCCGTAGGCAACTTCCTGTCAAACGAATTTATGAATCTATTGTATGCGGCAACTGGTGCATTGATAGTATTTGAAGCGGCAACAAAAGGAGCCGCACTTAAAGCTGCACTGATGGCAACTGTGAACGGGATATTAGCGGTTGCCAGCATGGGACTTGCCGGAATTCTAGCAGTATTAAGTTCTCCTGCATTAATTTTAGTAGGAGGTATAACAGCCTTGGTAGGTTTAATTTATGGTGCAATTAAAGCATTTGAAAGTTGGACTGCTGCAGGAAATACCTTTGGTACTATGTTTGAAAGTGTCGGACTGTTCTTTAGGGATGTAATGTTAGATCTAAGTGATGGTATTAACACATTCTTAAACAAATTGTATATTATTAGCGACGATGATTTAGCAAAAATTCAAGAAAATAACGAAAAAAGCAGAGCAGAGATACAAGAAGATAGAGCCGCTCTTGAAGATAAGAAAAAAGCAAATAGAGATAGAATAAAAGCCGAAAAAGACGCAGAGGAAGCACAAAAGGAACGCAATAGTATATTTGGTAACCTTTCGCTGGAAGAATACGGATTTAGATCTGACATACTAAGCAAAGATATGGGTAGATTGGCTACTTTGGAAGATTTACAAGGAAAGCAGGAAACCTTACAAAAACGCCAAATAGACATGCGAGAACAGGATTTAAATTATGGAGATTCTGCTACATTACTGAAACAATTTGCTACTAGACAAGGTGCTGCAGGTAGATTTGGAGCACCAACAGCAAGAACAAATACCGTACCAGAAAGCGCACAGGCATTTGGATCACCTAATGATCAGCTTCGCGACGTTGTTGAGGAACAAACAAAGTCTGGATCACCGAATGATCAAGCAATAGCAGAAGCAACATCTGCAAGTAAACCGAGCACAGGCGAATCTAAACCCATTCAGGAAACAGCTTCAAACCCGGTTCAGGAGTTAAATACTAATATAACTGAATTGGTTCGTTTGATGCGTATCAATAACGAATTAACCAGAAGAGAAGTGACAGCAACAGAAGGCCTTACTGGTGATCTATACAAGGCCATAGGATAACATATGAGTTGGAAAAAATATTTTCGTCCGGTAGCTACGGATACATCAGGATCATATAGCCCTGTAGGCAACGGAGGCGGAGCAGGACCTGCAAGATCAAATTACAGTTCTTATCTTCCGGATGTATACGCTGGATCACCTAACAGAGTTGAAAGATATCAGCAGTACGAAACAATGGACATGGATTCCGAAATCAATGCTGCGCTTGATATTCTTGCAGAATTTTGCACAGACAAAGACTCTGAGAACAAAACACCGTTCCAGTTTAACTTCAGCGGCAGACCTACTTCAACAGAAACAAAACTGCTAAATGACGCACTTGTAAAATGGTGCAAATTTCAAGAGTTTGAAACTCGTATTTTTAGAATGGTTAGAAATGTCTTCAAATATGGAGACTGTTTCTTTATAAGAGATCCTGAAACATGCAAGTTGTTATATGTAGAACCTGCGAAAGTTTCAAAAATCATTGTAAACGAAAGCACCGGCAAAACACCAGAACAGTATATAGTGCAAGATTTAAATTTCAATTTTGTTGAAAATGTAGCAGTTACACCTTTTGGAACGTCAAACAATGCACCTAGTGGAACCAGTTCTTATGTGTCAGGTGGAGCATTTGGCAGAGGCTATGTTGGTGATGTAAATCAGCCAACAGGTACAAGATTTCAAAAAAATCAAAATGAAACCGCAATCGATGCAAAGCACATTTTACATCTCAGCCTATCTGAAGGTATAGACAGTAACTATCCATCTAGCTCAACAGGTGGCGGACAGAGTGTTATTGATGCCAGCTACAATCCTCTCTCAACCAACGAAGATTACTTCTTCCCACAAACAGCAGAAGGACGCGGTTCTAAAGTTGATACACTTCCAGGAGGAACTAATCTAGGTGAAATTACGGATCTTAAGTATTTCACAAACAAGTTATTCAGAGCTTTAAGAATTCCAAGTTCGTATCTTCCTACAACAATTGACGAACAACCAAACACAGTTGCGGACGGAAAAGTCGGTACAGCATATATTCAAGAGCTTAGATTCAACAAATATTGTGAGAGATTGCAAAGCACTATTGTTGAAGTTCTAGATCAAGAATTCAAATTATGGTTGTACAAAAATGGTTATAATATCGATTCAAGCCTGTTCAACATTCAGTTCTGTCCGCCACAAAATTTTGCGGCATATAGACAAGCTGAATTAGACGCTACACGTGCTAACTTATACGGATCAATAGCTGACATACCATTCTTGAGCAAACGCTTTGCTATGAAGCGTTATTTGGGTCTAACACCTGAAGAAATAGCAGAAAATGAAAGACTGTGGCAAGAAGAAAATGCAAACAATCTAAATGCAGCGCAGGATGCAAATGGACAAATGCGAGGTGCAGGAATTTCTCCGGCTGGCATAGAAGCCGATCTTGGAGCAGAAGATGCAGAAGCGCCTGCTGATATAGAGCCAGGAGGTGACGAACCTGAAGCCAGTCCGTTAGGCGGAACAGAAACACCTCCTGGCGATGAAGGCTAAATACTTGTATGCTTTTAAATGAGTTTTTCGACTTCAGCCAAGATAAAAATGCATTTTCTAACGATCGTAGATATTCTGCTGATCGTGATATTTCTGTGTTTAAAAAAGATGACACAAGAAAAACAAAATTGACATTGAAATTGATAAATCAACTTAGGTTACAAGCCGAAGCCCATCAAGCAGAGCATGAGTCGGAGCTGGGCTTCATACAGCAAATGTATGGATCAGCAAATGGCGAAGAAAGCTCTTAGAAAACAAGTCAATAATTTTATTCCTGAACCAAAACAAGATGACGTTGCTTTTATTATAGGCAATGGCACAAGTCGTCTCGTGGTCGATGCACCTAAACTGTTAGATCACGGCACTGTATATGGATGTAATGCTCAATATAGAGAATTTGCTCCGCATTATTTGATATCTGTAGATGTAAAAATGGTAAATGAAATCACAGCCGCAGGTTATCATAGGGATCATCAAGTATGGACTAATCCTAACAAAGGCATTAATGCTAAGAATGGCATAAACTTTTTTACACCACATAAAGGCTGGAGTTCTGGACCTACTGCATTATGGTTTGCGGCAACAAACAAACACAAACATATCTACATATTAGGATTTGATTATCAAGGCATAAAAGGCAAATTAAACAATGTGTACGCAGATACCTACAATTATAAAAAGTCAACTGACTCTGCAACATTTCACGGCAACTGGCTGAATCAAACTCAGCGAGTAATTAAAGAATTCACAAATACACAATTCTATAGAGTAATCCCACCGTCGGGTTTTATACCGGACAAATTAGAAAATTTACGTAATCTTCATCATATCACATATGAAAATCTAGGAGAAGTATTTGGATCTACTATATATTCAGATAAAATGAATCAAAATAGTACCATTTAAAGGTGTTATTGTAACAATTATGTAAATAATAGTACAGCCTTAACCACTTAAAAAAGGAGAATAAATTATGTCACAAAAAACATTGGAACAAATGCTTGAGCATCTAGTAAATGATGATCAAGACAAAGCAGAAGAGCTATTTCACGAGTATGTGGTAGCTAAATCACGTGAAATCTATGAAGGATTAATCGAAGTCGAAGAAGGCGATTTTGAAGAAGAAGAAGTTGCCGAAGACGATATGGATATGATGGATATGCCAGCAGATGAGACTGGTGATCTTGAAGACGAAATTTCCATAGACGACGAAGGTGAAGAAGAGCCTGAAGAAGAGGAAGAAGAGGAAAGTGAAGAAGAGCTTTTCCAAGAACTCGAGGACATCGTTGGCGAGCTAGAAGCTAAATTCGCAGAACTGAAAGGTGAAGAAGCACCTGAGGAAGAAGAAGCTGAAGAAGCTTTTGAGTTCGAAGCTGCAGAGCAGGATGACGACGAAGACACAGTTGAAGAAGCAGCTGACGATGAAGACAATGTTGATGAAAGCTTCGAAGATGAGCTTGCTTCACTGCGTGAATATGTTGAAAAAGTAGGCGGCGGCGCTGCAAGTTCCGAAACTACAGCTGAAAACACAACCAGTGTTGTTGATAATATGAAAAATGACATGGGCGGTACTACTGCAAACATCTTAAGCGATAAGACAGACGAGAAAGGTCGTACAGCAGACAAGCCTAAAGAAGAAGATTTGGGCAACATCAATAAGCCAGGCGGTATGAAGTCTGACAAAATGATGAACAAAGCATCAGGTGGAGCGGCAAACAGCGAAAGCGGAGCCGATAACACCGACAGCGTTCTCCGTAGCAAGAGATAATAGGAGTTTACGGTGAAAAACATTCTTGCAGAACATTTAAGTTCCCAGCAGGCAAAGATTGTCTTGGAGCGACAAGAAGAAGATAATGGCAAGTCTCTGTACATGAGCGGTATCTGCATTCAAGGAGATATTCGTAATCAAAACCAGAGAGTTTATTCTTCTCGAGAAATTGGCAAGGCTGTTGAGTCGCTCAACGAACAGATCTCTGA